TTATATCTTTCGTTTTCTATATCAATATAATCAAACAATATATTATCTTCTATAAGTAAGTTCTTTAATTCATTACAAAATGGGCAACCATCAAATCCGTATAATCTAACTTTCTTCATATTCATCAATTATTTCTTGTAACATTATTTCCATAGCAGCTACCTCATCAATTTCTTTTTCACCCATTATTATATCTATAACTTCTTGTTTTCTTTGTAATGTGTTCCACATAGCAACACTAATGGTTTCTTCAAATAATTGATAATAAACTGTTACATTATTTGTTTGTCCTAGTCTGTAGGCCCTATCTTCAGCTTGCTCATTGTTACCTGGAACCCAATCGAATGAGTTAAATATAACATGAGTGGCTTCAGTTAAGGTAATTCCCACACCAGCTGATATAATGTTACCTATAAATACTTGTGCAGAATTATTTTCTTGAAATTTATCAATACTTTTTTGTTTTTCTTTATCAGACATTTCACCATAATGTATTACACACTTATTTTTAAAGTGTTTTTGTAATTCCATTAATTCATCAGTAAAATTACAGAAAATAATTACCTTATGACCTTCTTCTATAATATTTTCAGCCATGTCTATAGTTTCACTAATTGCCTCCATAGCAACAAACTTTCTAAGTAATCCTAGCTCAACAATAGCTCTATCTGGTGTACCTCTTTTTTTGTTTCTACTTCTCTCGTCTAAATATTCTTCCCAAAGATTCTCGTAATCTCTCCATTGTCTTTTATTAAACTTATGGTATGTTGGGACAATTGTTTTCTCTGGCATATCACCAATCTCAGTTTTAAGTCTTCTAAGATAAAGGTGTTTTGTTTTTATTGCTAATTCTTCTAGGTTGGTAGCATCTTTAGTAATCCAAACCTTCTTAGGATTTCCTCTAGCGTTCTTGTGTTTGGTTGTTATTTGTCTACCACCACAATATCTTTGTATATAGAATTTATAATTATCCGCAATTGGTGCTTTTATTAGTTTAAGTAGGTTATAATAGTCCATAGGTCTATTAGCTACTGGCGTACCAGAAAGAAGCCATACTTTTTCAATACCATATTTAACACATAAATCTTTCATAATAGCACCACGAATACTCTTAGGGTCTTTTAATTTATGAGCTTCATCTATAATACATAAATCAAAATTACTTTGTAGTAAAATTTGAGAATCGAAACATATGTCCTCTTCTTTCAATGATTTATCTGTAACACCAGGTATTGTGTGAAAATTTTTAAGAATATCGTAATTAATAATAGTAAATTTGGCTTGATTCCATTTTTTACCTTCAATTATAGATGTATCATAACATTTAAAATAATTTATTTCTCTTTCCCAATTAATTTTTACAGCTGATGGGCAAACAATTAGTATTCTCTCAGCGCCACTTTCTAACGCAGCAATTATTGATTGGTATGTTTTACCTAAACCCATATCATCAGCTAATAAACACCCATCATGTGTTAACAAAAATTTAATACCCTTTTTTTGATGTTCATAAGGTGTTCTACCAATTGTACCATCTTTTAAAACAAATTGGTCTATGTCGCTGTATTTTTTAAAATCAACATCTATATCAACTTCTTCATAGTATGGGTCATCTAAAACTTGCGTCTTAGGTAAGAAATACATTCCAGATTTCTTCTGGTTTCTTTTCAGTTTTCCATAAACATGATAAGACTTATCACTCTCAGCTAACATGTATTCTATTAATATTCTTTCTGGGGTGAATTTAAGTTTTTCTTTTTTTGTTAACTCTTCACCTAGAAAACTTGTAATACCTATTACCTTATTTATATATATTGGTTCTTTATCATGGAACTCCATGATATACTTTGTTTGGTTTGTGGTTAATGCTAATTTACCCTTTTTAGTTAATTCTAACTTAAGTTTTTTTAAATAAGGGTTTTTACCCTCATAAGTTTCGAGTATGTTTATAGCTCCACGACCTTTTATATCGTCTAAATTAATCAAATCCATTTAACGTTAAATAAATTGTTATGAATTCTAAATATAAGCATTTTAGAATAAAAAATCAATAGTTTATCGATTATTACTTATTTCTAAATATTTATCTTAAAAGACTATGGCAACACCAAGAAGAATACCGATTAATAGAAACAATAAGTTTTTTTCTAACGAAGACTTCAACCTTGAAATTGATATGGGTAGAGAAGCTATTGAAGGTGATGGTAATTTTGTAATCATACTTTATAGAGTTGATAGAGAGATGACTGAATCAGATGATTTATATAATGAAGCTGGTAAAGATGGTATTAGATTTTATCCACCAGTTGAGCTTAGGGTTATACCTATGTTAGCAGAAGCTGAAAACAAAGCTTATAATAGTGGCTCTGGTTCTCTTAGGTATTTACAAGATGGTCAATTAACTTTTGGTATATACGATGCTCAATTAGCTGAGTTAGATACAGAAATTAGTTATGGTGATTACATAGGATATCCAGTTAGTGAAACTGAAGTTAGATTCTTTTCAGTTGTTAATGATGGTATTAAAAATTACGATAATAACCATACTATTATGGGTTATAAAGGTGCTTTTAGAACAGTGATTTGTGCTAGTGTTGAAGAAGGTGAATTTAGAGGATTATAAAATATAGAATATTATGGCTTACCCTAAAGGATTTAGAAAAAATATTAAAATAACAAAAGATAAAGTTGGTCCAGCTAGAAGACAAGAAATTCTAGATGATATCAGTAATAAAGGTACCTTTTTACCAAGAGGTGTCATGTATGAAGATATGGATAAATCTTTTATAGATTTTGTAGATAAGGATATAGAATTATCTGTTGATGGTGAAAAAGTTCCAGTAATATTTCTTACTTTACAAAGATGGTCTGAATTTTCCAAAACATGGCAACATTCCGATAAGTATAAGAATATAAAGATGCCATTCATAACTATAGTAAGACAACCTAACCCACAAGTTGGTCAAAACCAAGCTGGGTTATTTAATATTCCTGGTAGAAGATGTTATACATACATGAAAGTTCCCACTTTTGAAGGTGGTAGGACTGGTATAGATGTTTATAAAATACCTCAACCAACTTCAGTAGATATAACATATGAGGTTAGATTATTTACTAACAAAATGAGGGACTTAAATAAATTAAATGTAAAAATACAACACGCTTTTAATGCTATACAGTATTATATTAGAGTTAATGGACATCCAATGCCATTATTACTTGAAAGTATTGGTGATGAATCTAATATCGATGATTTTGAAAACAAAAGATTTTATGTACAACCATTTGAAATAAGACTTCAAGGGTATGTTTTAGATGAAAGTAAATTTGAGGTTATACCAGCTATTAATAGAGCTCTACTTATGACAGAGTTAGATGAGAGACCTGGTAAACCTAGAATGTCAGTTAGTGTTACAGATGCTGATAGTAAAGTTAATTATAATGTAATATTTAAACCTAAGTCTGAACCAGATTTTTCATTTGTAGCTGATTATAGTATTAGTTTTAATAGTATATCTGGAATTGAAAATATTACTAGTATCCAGATAAATGTAAATGGGGTTGAAAAGTTTAATGGATTATCAATAACAACACCTATAGTCGTTAATGCTAACGACACTATATATATAAAAATAAATAGACCGTGGAATACTACTGGTAAATTTACATTAACAGGAAATATATTATAATTATGAGCTGTAATTCTGATACGCCAAATGTAAACAAGACATTCATTATAGAGCCTTTATCACTTACAGGTGGTAACCCAACTCTTTCAGCATGTACAACATTATTCTCTAATTTTATTGAGAGTTGTAGTGGTGATACTACTATATCTATGGGTACTGGTTTAGTAACTTTTAATAGTAACGTAAACGGTATTAATTCATTTACAGCTAACACTATTGAAGCAAATACTTACTTATCTGGTGGGACAAATATTTTAGATATTGTTAATGCTAATGATACATTTACAACTGGAGCCACACTTACAAATGGTATACTTAATATTACTAGAAATGACGGTGTGGATATTCCAATCACTGGTTTTAATAAAACATTTACTGGAAATACATCTGGTAGTTGTATCGAAGATTTACATGTATCTAACATATATTCTTGTTCACCACTTAATATAAATCCAAATGACGAAGGTAATATTTATTTTGGTTCAACGGGTGTTACAATAGATTTAACAAGTGGTAGAAGCCCAAGATTAGGTATTGGGACATCAACACCTAGTAGAAGATTAGATGTAGTTGAGGGTGACTATAATTTTTATACTGAGTTAAATAGTCCAGATGGTCCAACAGCTGTATTGAAATCAAATAATACTAATAGATTAATTAACTATGAGGCTAACGATAGTTCTTCTTCAATAGCACTAGGTCTTGTTGGTAGTTCGTGGTCTGGTACGCAAGTTTATGGTGTTCAATCAGATTCTTACATTAAGTCAACATCATCAAATGGGTTAAATATTATAAATTTTCCAAACGCTAATAATAATCATATTAGTTTTTATGCTGGTACTACACGATTATTATCAACACCAGATTTATATATTAACGGAAGTGGTTCTACTAGAGGATATATTGGTATTGGTACTGATACACCAACTGAAAAATTACACATTAATGGTAATTTATTAGTTACTCCTAGTGATAGTGGTTACACGTCTGGAACTACTTTTTACCTAACTGAAGATTCATTTAATTTAAGAGTAGCATCTCAAGAAGACCCCACGTATAGTAAAGTTAAAGTTGGACTTTATAGTGGTTATACTGGTGTGTCAGATACATCTTTTACAACATTCTTTACTGCTAGAGAAAGTGGTGCTAAAGTTGTTTTAGGTAGCGAAATTGGTGGGGATACAATAATAGCTGGGTTAAATAGTATTGAAATGACCACCAATGATTTTACACTGACTAGTGGTTTAGGTGGTGTAGTTAATATTGGGTATTATGGTCTTTCTTCATTTTTCGACTCTTCTACAATTAATATAGGTAATAACACAACTAATACTGATTTAAATATAGTTGTTAATTCAACTAATATTACTGGTGATACTAATATGTTTAGTACACTTACATTGCCACCTGGTACTTCTAGTAAAGCATCTTTAATTTTACAGTCTGGTGGAACGTATCTCACCTCAACTAAGGTAGGTGCTTTTGAATTTGTAGGTAGTACTTTATATTTTACAGACGCTTCAAATACTAGAAGAAATGTACTATTAGGGTCTAGTGGTGCTACTGCTACAACTCTTAACTCTCTTTCAGATACAAGTGTTGGTTCTGCCGTAGAGGGTAATACAATATATTATGATGCAACTACTGGTTTTTGGAGAAATACAAACATAATAGATGTAGATGACGTTAATAGTATTGTAACAGTTAATAATAATCTAACTGCACAATCGATAAGTGGTGACACGATTTATAGTGGTAGTACTAACTTAATTGATATATTTTTAGAACAAACTAATTTTAATTCATATTCATCTAATACGAATACGATTATTACGAATAATCAAAATTCATTTATATCACATAGCGCAAATACTAGTAATCCACATAATACTACTCTGAGTAATCTAGTTAGTAGTGCTCATACTCATCCTATTAGTGAAATAATAAATTTACAAACAGAGTTAGATTCTAAGTTTGATAAGACTGGTGGGACGGTAAATGGTAATGTTGTTATTACTGGTAATGTAGATATATTNGGNACNGCTACTACAATACACACATCAACACTTAGTGTTAAAGATAATATTATAACCATAAGTTCTAATGCTACAGGCACTACCGCACCAACTGTGATTGATTCTGGTATTGAAGTTCTTAGAAATAGTGGTACCACAGCATCTTTGCTCTGGGAGGAGAGTAATAATTACTGGGCTGCTGGTCTAAGTGGTAGTACTTCTAAAATATTGTTAAGTGGTGATAGCCTTTCACTACTTAATTCTGGACATACTCACCCTATTAGTGAAATAACTAATTTACAAACTGAATTAAATAGTAAGGCGTTAGATTTATCTTTTGATAGCCATACTGGTAATACTAATAACCCACATAATACTACTCTGAGTAATCTAGTTAGTAGCGCCCATACACATAGTATAAGTGAAATAGTAAATCTAGAAACTAGTTTAGATAGTAAATTAACCACATCAATTTTTAATACTTATAGTGGTAATACACAAAATCAATTAGATAACAAAATTGAGGATGGTATTAATAGTGGTGGTGCTAATGAGATATTTAGTGGTAAATCTGGAAACACATTAGTACTTAGAACCATAAGTGGTGGTACTGACATAACAGTTTCTACTGTTGGTGATGTTATAAAGATTGACGCTGATGTAAATTCAGATTCACTAACAACTACTAATGCTTCACAAGCAATTATTTCAACATTAACTGATGTTCCAGATAACAACACAAGATTTATTGAAAGTTATGTAACAGCTCATAATAATTCAAACAATTATGGTTTTTGGAAAAGGACTATTGCTGTAAATAAAAATAGTGGTTCCTTGGATATTGTCTTGGAGACAGCAGATTTTGATTCTCAATCAAGTGGTCTAACATCAACCAGTGTTGTTTATAGTGGTAATTCTGGTAATTTAATTATTTTAGTTACTGGTGAGGGTAGTAAAAATTATAATTGGACATCTAAATGGAATATTATATAATAAAGATATATTTATAATTAAAGAAAATGGCAACTAATATACAACAAATTACCATAGGTGAATCACTTAAACAAACGGGGTTAGGTGTACCAACACATCTTGCAACTAAAGGTAGTGAATTCACTGATATATCAACTGGTTTACTTTATATAAATAAAGATGGTTTAAATGGTTGGTATCCTATTATTGATGGTACTATTTCTGGAGGTACTTCGTCATTAACAGGTTACACGACAACAATTCTTTTTGATAGTCATACTGGTGATACTAGTAATCCGCATGATACTACTATGAGTAATTTAGTTAGTTCAGCACACACACATACACTAAATGAAATAACAGATTTCAACACATATAGTGGTGTTACAGATGATAAAATAAACACGAAAATATCTACATCTGATGCGCAAGCTAATTATGTTAATGTTAGTGGTGATTCTATGACTGGTGTACTTTTATTTCCAGCAACAACAACAACACAAGAATCACTTAGAATTCAATCTGGAGGTACTTTTCTTACTACTACTAAGGTGGGTGCTTTTGAATTTGTAGGTAATGCGTTATATTTCACAGATTCATCAGACACTAGAAGAAACGTATTATTAGGGTCTAGTGGTTCTACTGCTACTACACTTGATTCACTTTCAGATACAAATGTTGGTGGAGCATCTGATGGAAACTCATTTTACTATGATGCGACTAGTGGTTTTTGGAGAAATACAAATATTATTTCAATTAATGACGATACTAATACAGTAACAATTAATAATAATTTATTTGGNAATTCTATTTCTGGTAATACCATTTATAGTGGTAGTACTAACTTAATTGATATATTTTTAAGTCAAACTAATTTTAATACATATTCTGCAAGTACAAATACGGTTATCACTAATAATAAAAACGCTTTTGATAGTCATAGCGCAAATACTAGTAACCCACACAATACCACTCTAAGTAATTTAGTTAGTTCAGCACATACACACCCTATAAGCCAAGTTATTGATTTACAAACTAATTTAAATAATAAGTTTGATAAGACTGGTGGGACAGTAAATGGTAACGTTGTTATTACTGGTAATGTAGATATATTGGGTACTGCAACCACAATACATACATCAACACTTAGTGTTAAAGATAATATCATAACACTTAATAGTAGTCAAACAGGTACTACTGCGCCAACTGTAGTTGATTCTGGTATTGACATACTTAGGAATAGTGCTACCACAGCATCTTTGTTGTGGGAAGAAGATAATGATTATTGGGCTGCTGGTTTAAGTGGTAGTACTTCAAAGATAATACTACAAGGTGATGGACTTTCATTACTTAATTCTGGACATACGCATCCTATTAGTGAAATAACTAATTTACAAACTAGTTTAGATGCTAAAGCATTAGATTCATCTTTTGATGGTCATACTGGTGATACAACGATACATTATACGAAAAGTAGTATTAATCTATCTGATTTAGGTAGTAGTGCTCATACACATCCTATAAGTCAAGTTATTGATTTACAGAGTACTTTAGACACTAAGGCTTTAGATTCTTCTTTTGATAGTCATACTGGTAACACTAGTAACCCACATGGGACTACGCTAAGTAATTTAGTTAGTAGTGCTCATACTCATCCTATAAGTCAAGTTGTTGATTTACAAACTAGTTTAGACGCTAAATTAACTACATCAATTTTTAATACTTATAGTGGTAGTGTGAACACTCAATTAAATACTAAAGTAGAAGACGCTGATAATATAGGCTCTGGTAGTGGTCAAATTTATAGTGGTAAATCTGGAACAACATTAGTACTTAGAACAATAAGTGGTGGTAGTAATACAACAGTTACAACTGTAGGTGATGTAATAAAGATAGATTCCACTGGTGGTGTCTCTGGTGATAATTTTTATGTAACAGGTGGAACATTATTATCACAAACACTTACACTTAATAGAAATGATGGTAACTCAGTTCCGATTGGTTTATCTGGTTTAGTTAGTGGAAAAACTAATACTACTCTTTTTGATAGTCATACTGGTGATACTAGTAATCCACATGGAACTACTCTAAGTAATTTAACTAGTTCAGCTCATACACACCCTATAAGTCAAGTAATTAATTTACAGAGTAGTTTAGACGCTAAAGCATTAGATTCATCTTTAGATAGTCATACTGGTGATACAACAATACACTTCACAAAAGGAAGTATTAATCTATCTGATTTAGGTAGTAGTGCTCACACACATACACTTAGTGAAATAACTGATTTTAATGGTTATAGTGGTAATGTACAAACACAATTAGATACTAAGATTGAAAATGGTATTAATAGTGGTGGTGCTAATGAAGTGTTTAGTGCTAAGTCTGGAACTGATTTATATTTTAGAACAATTAGTGGTGGTAGTAATACTACAATCACAACCGTAGGTGATATAATAAAGATAGATTCTACTGGTGGAGGTGGTGATAACTTCTATGTCACAGGATTCACATATAATGACGCTAACACACTTACAATATCAAGAAATGGTGGTTTAATTGATTTAACATCGACAATAAACACTATGACAGGATTGACTGTTAATGGTGTGTTATCCGCATCAACATATACTGGAATAACATTAGATGCTATAGATGATGTAACAACAGGAATACCAACAACACCAGATAATTCATATCAAGGAAGGCAGTTATACTTTGACGTTGTGTCTAATGAGTTTATCTCATCACAAGAATATGGCTCAACAGGAACTGTTACAATATGGGGTAAAAAAGGAAGTGCTGGAACAATAGATAAAGGTCTACCAGTTTATATTGTCGGATTTGATGATGATATACACGAAGTAGAATTGGCAAACGCTACAACCGCAACTACAATGCCTGTGATTGGGTTTACAGGTGAGGATTTTGATAATACAACAACAAACCCAATTATTACTTTTGGTAGAATTACTGGTTTAAATACTACAAGTACAGTATCAACACTTAACCCTAATGGTGAAACTTGGGTAGTAAATGATGTATTATATATGAATACAACTGATGGTGGTTTAACTAAAAACAGACCAACAGGTTCTAATACACAAATACAAAGAATTGCTAAGATATTAAAAGTTGATGCAACAGCTGGTCAATTATTTATATTTAACACAGCCAGAACTGCTGGTTTACCAAACTTAACAACTGATTATGTATGGTTAGGTAATGGTAATGACACACCACAAGAAGTTATTAAAACTGATTTAGGTGTAAGTGTAACTGGTTTCTCATATAATAACAATAACACATTTACAATAACTGACGATAATAGTGGTTCATATACTGCAACTATTAATCAAGTTAGTGGTTTAACTGTAAATGGAACGTTAACACTTAATAGTGTTGGTGGTACAACTTCAGTTACTAACTTAGGTGTAGATGCTAGTGGTAATATTGTTAGTGGTGATACTGGTGGAGATACTTACAGTATTAATGTAACACAAGATGGTGATAATGTTGATTTAACATTAGACGCTGCTTCTGGTAGTGATTCAGTTGTACAGTTAACTGCTGGTAGTAATATAACATTAACTAGAAATAGTGCAAATGAAGTTACTATAGCATCTAGTGGCGGTGGTGGTTCTGGAGTTAGTGATGCTAATAAGATATTTAGTTGGTATATGAATGTAACGTAATATGGGATTAAGTTCATTAAAAGGAAATAGTGGTTATCTAGGTATTGATAAGAGGTCTGAGGTTGGTAGTACGGGAACCACAGGTAATATGTCTGTACGTAAAGTTTATTTAGAAAGAAGAAGTGGTAATCTTGAACCTATATCACCAACACCAAGTAATATTTTATTTGAGGATGATTTTGCGTCTGGTGATTTATCTAAATGGACAGTATATAATGGTTCAGAACCAAGTGAATGGGAAGTTAATACTTATACAGCTTGTTTAAATAGTTCTGGAGTTGCACAAACAATACCTTCTGGTAGTACATATGCGGCATTTATATCTAATGATAATGGTAACTCTAATGATTACAGTAACTATAGTGACCCTCATATGGTGTTTGAGTTTACGATACCTTCTGATGTTACTGTATCTAGTTTAACACTTACTTTTGATTGGATGTGTTTTGGTGAAAGGTCTAGCGGTTTAGGTAGTTATGATTATGGATATTTAGATTATATAGACCCATCATCATTTACACCTAATGCTGGTACTGAGTATTCCACTAGCAGTAGTACAGGTAGAGAAAGAATAATAGGTACAAATGTTAACCCTAATACTGATAGTGGTAAGTTTACTGGAGATGGTAGTAGTAGTAGGAATAATAGCGCTAGTGCTGGTTGGGTTACAGAAAATATAACTATAGATTCTAGTGAGATTACTAGGAGTGGTTTATGGTGTAACAATGATTGTACAAGAGGTATAATGTTTAGTTGGGCATCTGATAGTAGTGTTATAGATAACCCAGCGTGGACAATTGCAAATATAAAATTAATATATAACGTATAATGAGTATTAGAGGAAATAATGGATTTATAGATGTTGATAGGAGGTTTGGTTCTACGACTGGTGATACTAAAGGTATAACCGCTAGAGAACAACATTTTTTAGAAAGAACTCAAGGTAGATTTATACCTTTAAGTTCAGACTTACTACCCCCAACACCAACGGTATGGTATGATGCTAACTCAGATTATATTACAACACAAGGTAGTCCTGTTCGTGTAGACCAATGGGATGATAGAACTTCAAATGGTATTAATGCTACGGGTCCAGGCGGTTCGGCTGACCCTATATATAATACAAGTGATTCTGATTTTAATAGTTTACCTTCAGTTAAATTTGAGAGTAATGATTACTTGGAGAGTGCTGATGATGCTTTATTAGATGCCACTGATGGATTTACAGTTTATCTTGTTGTAAATATGGACTCTTTCCCATCTACATTTAGTTTTCTACTAGGTTTTACAAATGGTACTTCTTGGACACAGGGTTGGGGTATGTATTATTACGCTGGAACTTGGAGATGGTTTGTTAATGATTGGAATACTTCTTCTCAAAGAGTAGAGATGGGTAGTTGGTCTGATTTTACTAATACAAACATTTTTAAATTTTCTTATGATAGAGCATATATTTGTGGAGAGATATATGGACCTTCCGCTGTGGCCGAAGAAAAACAAGCCTATAGTAGCGCATTACAGATACCTTCTAGTGAAGGTATAACGTTTTGTTATGGTGGTAGTTCATCATATGATGGTAATGCAACAATAGGTGAAATGTTATTTTATAATTCCCCACTTAGTTCTGCCGAAGAATCACAGGCTTTGGACTATTTAAAAGATAAATATAATATAAGTTAAAAAATATAAATTATGAGTTATTTAAAAATAGGTAAATATTATGGGTCAGACCCGAATCCAGTTATATATCAAATAAAAGAAGTTTTAGATGCTAACTATGCTGATATTACTAGTGTTTATAATTGGATTAATTTAAGAGATGAATTAGGTAAAGATTTTTTATATTGTAAAGACAATGCCACAATTTTTATAGAACAAACAACTGGTTTTAGTGGTTTAGACCAATTAGATAAAGAATGTGCTGCACAAAATTTTTGTGTTAATAAAACTGATAGAGATACTATCTATACAGATTCGGAACAAGAGGGTTATTGGACTCAATTTGTTATAAATTCTAAAGACGCTAGGTCGTTAAGATGGAATAAAACTAAATTATATATTTCTTTTAGATTATCAAAGGCTGATTCAAGTGATTTAGCAGTTGACACGCTTGTTTTGAACGAGAGATATGTAGAGTATGGTATTATGTCATTTGCGTTAGATGGTCAAGAAGGTTTATATGATTGGATAAATGGTACTAGTAGTTATACTGATGGTGGATTCCCTACTAAATCTTACTATACGTTAGATTTGAAAAATGAAGTTTTAGATAGACTTAACGGTTTACAATAATAATAAGATATTTATAATTAAAAAGATATGGAATATTTAAATACTGGTTCAAATTTAGGTACTGGATACACAACGGTTCTTAGTGCCACATCAACAACTAAATTATTAGTTAAAACTGCGCATGCATGTAATGCTTTTAGTGCTGACACTTCATTCTACCTACAATGGTATGATAGTAGTGAATCATCTACTTATAGTTTATCAAGCAATGTAACAATACCAACAGCTTCATCTTTTCAAGCTTTAGATGGTACATTTGTTTTAGATAATAACGATTATATTAAAGCTAAATGTGGTATCGTAACTGGTACTTCAGTAGACTTGACATTATCTTATATGGAAATAACAAATTCTGAGGGATAATATGAAAGCTTTAGTTATAAGTGGTGGTGGTTCTAAAGGTGCGTTTGCTGGTGGTATTGTAGATTACCTAACAAACGTTAAAAATAGAGATTATGAATTATATGTTTCTTCATCAACTGGCACACTTGTTCAACTATTAGTAGCATCAGACAATATAGATAAATTAAAAGAAGGTTATACAACTGTTAAGAACGAAGATATATGGAGAATAAATCCATTTAAAGTTAAAACAAATCTTAACGGTAAAGTTAAAATGCAATTAAATTGGTTTAATGTTATTAGGAATTTATTACCAACCATAACCATTAAAAATTTAAATAAATTTCCATATTTTAAAATAAATAAAATTAATGGTAAGTTAAGTTTTGGTGATTCTAGCAATTTAATAAAATTAATTAAAAAGTTTTTATCTTTAAAAGAATATTTAAGAATCAAAGAAGAACTTAATAAAGAATTAGTTGTTTGTGTTGTAAATGCAACACTTAAAGAAATTGAATATAAATCGTCAAATGATTGGGGTTATGATGATTTTTGTGATTGGACACATGCATCATGTAGCGCATACCCATTTATGAGTCCTATAATTAAAAATGATTACCAATACATGGATGGTGCTATTTTAGAAACTGTACCTATACAAGAAGCTATTAATAGAGGTGCTACTGAGATAGATATTATTATTCTCAAAGAAGAAGAGCCAAAAAAAGAAATAGAATATATTAGGAATTTAGTTCATGGTTTAATAACAGAGATTGATATGATGTATACAGAATTATCTAAAAATGATATTGTCATTGGTAAATTAAAAGCTAAAGACGAAGATATTATTCTTAATTTTTATTATACACCTAGAAGATTGACTAATAACAGTCTAATATTTGATAAAGAGATTATGTCTAATTGGTGGACTGAAGGTTATAATTATGCTAAAGATAAAAATAATAAAACATATAAAATGGTTAAGGGTAGAAAAACTAAGTTGTTAAAAAATTAAAACTTATTCACCATATAGGTCTGTAGGTTTTTTGCAAGCTTCTTTGATTAACTTTTCAACAAATGCAAACATCTTAAGACCATTTTCTCTACAATACTCTTTAAGTATTTTATGTGTTGTAGGGGTTATTTTAAGGTTTTTAGTGCGTTTTATGGGCATATCTTTATAGTTATATATATAAGTATGACAAAAGTAAGAAAAAAGTCTTACTAATTATGGTCTTTTTAAGACCATAAAAATTCTTTTGCGTTTTCTGAACATATTTATTATTAAATAACTGAAAATAATAATAAATTTAAAATAAGTAAAGAATGGCTGATAAGGTATTTGTAAGTCCTGGTGTATATACTTCAGAAAAAGACTTAACTTTCGTAACACGACAAGTTGGTGTGACAACACTTGGTTTAGTAGGTGAAACTACTATTGGACCAGCGTTTCAACCAATATTCGTGTCAAACTATGACGAGTTCACATCGTTTTTTGGTGGACTTAACGCAACAAAAATAAAAGATACTGGGGCACCAAAATATGAGCTGCCTTACATTGCTAAATCTTATCTTTCTCAGACAAATCAACTATTCGTTTCCAGAATACTTGGTTTTTCTGGTTATGATGCTGGTTTAGCTTGGGGAATCACCCTTGATGCTGCATTAGATGGTACTACATCTGGTGCTACTGGTGGTGGTGGAGCTAACGCTTCATTAATCTCATTTACCGCATCTACTGGTACTAGTGTCGCAATAACAAGTTTATCATCAACTGACCCTCTTGTTCAATCTCTTTGGGATGCTGGATTATTAACTAGTCAATTAGCATATCTAGCTGCTGCTGCAACTGGAACTACTGCATCTATAGGACCTGTATTTGAAAAGAATGGTAACACATTTAGTGGTTTAACTTTAACTAACACGCTTTCTACTAAGAGTAACTCTGGTGGTGCAGCGATTGGTGTTTGTTCTGGTGTTACAACTCATTACTCTGGTACTGGATATTCTAATGTAGAGAATAAGATAGTTTCATTGCTAAGAAGTAGAGGTACTGTTGATTCTGATGAAATAATGAGACATGAATTGACTGGATTCACTAATGTAGGTTTTAACACAAATGTTACAGCTGCTGCTACTGACCCTAAAGGAGACTTTGGGTTAACTGGTACTTCTACATCACAAGGTGCATTTACATATTCATTATCTTTTGATAAAACAAAGAAAAATTACTTACCTAGAGTACTTGGTACAGGAGCTCAAGATGGTCAAACAGCATTATATGTTGAAGAAATGTTTGATAACATGTTTGAGGATTACGTAACTGATGAAAAAGTTAGAGGTATTAATATCGATGCACTTATAAATTATAGTGATGATTTCGATGATTACTTAACAGAATACCAACCAGCGGTTACTCCATGGGTTGTTTCTGAATTAAGAGGTAGTAACTTACTTAGATTGTTCAGATTATGGACAATTTCTGATGGTAACGCTGCTAATAAACAATTTAAAATATCTATTAAGAATATTAAATTGGATGATAAAGAATTTGATGTTGAGATTAGAGCATATGGTGATACAGATGCTAAACCTGTAGTGCTTGAGAGATTTACAAGGTTAACTATGGACCCAACATCTAATAACTATATTGCTAAGAGAATTGGTACTTTAGATGGTGATTTTGCTTCACGTTCTACATATGTATTAGTTGAATTAGAGGAAGAGTCAGATACTTCAGACGCATTCCCAGGTGGTTTCTTAGGTTTCCCTATTAGAGATTACCAAACAAATTCAAATAGTACTGTTCAGTCTCCATCAATTGAGTATAAGCAAACTTATGGTACTTTTGAAAATAAAAGAAAATTTTATTTAGGTTTATCTGATACTAAGGGTATCGACCAAGATTTCTTTGATTACAAAGGTGTTCCAGAAAATGATGACTTATCAATGTGGACTGGTCTTACTAATGGTTTCCATATGGATATCGGAGCTACTGGTGCGACAATTGATAATGTAGAAATAGTAATTAATTCAACAGGTGGTACTTATAGTCCAGTTTATGAATTTGATACTGGTTCTTGGGCTTTTAGAACCGAATCTGATGTTGTGGGAGGACCATACGAAAAGGTTTATGCTAGAAAATTCACATTCGCACCATACGGTGGTTTTGATGGATGGGATATCTATAGAACTAAAAGAACAAATACTGATAGATATACAATAAATGGTACTAGAGGTAAAGATGGTTTACTTAGTGGTGTATTTGCTAATAGAGCACTTACAAATGGTGATGCTGGGATTAATTCAGATTACTATGCTTACTTAGAAGGAATATGGACTTTCCAAAACCCAGAGGCTACAAATATTAATGTATTCTCTACACCAGGTATTGATACAACATATAATACTAACTTAGTAGAAGAGGCTATTGAGATGGTAGAACAAGATAGAGCGGATTCACTTTATATTGTTACTACTCCAGATACAGATGCTTCGGGTGATGTTATGTTACCAGAAGATGTTGTTGACCAATTAGATGGCCAATTTGATTCTAACTACACGGCTACTTACTGGCCTTGGGTTCAAATTAATGATGCTGAGAATAATGTTTACATCTATGTTCCACCTACAAGGGATGTAGTAAGAAATATTGCTCTTACAGATAACATTTCATTCCCATGGTTCGCAGTTGCTGGTGTACAAAGAGGTGATGTTCAAGCTATTAAAGCTAGAAAGAAACTTACACTTGCTGAAAGAGATACTCTTTATGATGGAAGAATTAACCCAATCGCTACTTTCGCTTCTGAAGGTATTAAGATTTGGGGTAACAAAACCCTTCAAGTTAAAGACACTGCTCTTAATAGAATCAATGTAAGAAGACTATTGTTACAAGCTAGAAAATTAATTTCTGCTGTTTCTATTAGATTATTATTCGAACAAAACGATGATGTAGTAAGAAATCAATTCTTATCACTTGTAAATCCAATCTTAGATAATATACGTTCTGAGAGAGGTCTTACAGACTTTAGAGTTGTTCTTGACGATTCTCCAGAGTTAATTGACCAAAACACTCTTTGTGGTAAAATATTCTTAAAACCAACAAGAGCGTTAGAATTCATATGTGTTGAGTTTAACATTATGAACACTGGTGCAAGTTTCGATGATATTTAATCGATATAATATACAAAACATCAAAGCCTCCAAATATGGGGGCTTTTTTGTTTTTTAAGGATATTTATTAATAAAAGACAATATGCGTAAGAAAGTATTAATTAGTGAACACCAATTATCAGCATTAGTTGAGTATATAAAAGAAAACGAAGACCAAATAATAATTAGAGAAGAATTATTAGAAGAAGGTATCAAAACTTGGGTTTTGGGTGCAGCTCTTGCATTGGGATTAAACATTGGTAACGCTCAAGAGAAAGGTGACATCATATTGCAAAACGATAGCATTAGAAATCAAATAGAAAAGACATTACAAAATGATGAAGGTATTGAAGATTTGGCTAGTGAACTTAGAGTTGATGCTGACCAACTTAAATCATATATGGTAAAAAATGCCGAGCAAATTAATAATACTTTTGATAACTACGATAAAAAGAAAAATTTAAATATTAATGTTAAACAGGGTGATAAAAAGTATAGTATCAAAGCCATGCTTAATAAATTTAAACTTAACGGTTATGCAATCACAAATATTGAAACAATATATGATACTATAGTTAATTATCCAGAAGCGCCAGTCGTAATGTCTGATACTTTATCTCTAATGATACCATCAATAGAAAAACATGATACTTTTAACCATAAATTACCAACAGAAACTGTTGAAAACATACAAAATTTATTAAAAACAATAAAAGAAAGTGGTGGTAATGTAACTTCTATAACTATAAGGTCTAAAACTGACGCTGAGAGAGTTCCTAGTTATATAAGTGACGATGACCCTACTGGTAACTATACGTTAGCTAAAAAACGTGCTGAGGAAGCTATTAAAGCTATTAAAGGGTCTGGTATAGACCTTGGTGGTGTTAGTATGCAGATTGATGATAGTAGCGCTGTTAATAGTGGTCTTAATCAAGATTCTAAAGAATTAAAGATAGCTCAAGACGAATTTAATAAGGATAGAAGTGGTTCTAGAGAAAAATATAGTGATGATAGAGGAGTTGATATAGTAATAAACTACGAATATAACTCAAAAAAAGCTGATGATTCTAATCCAGAAGTTATTGTAGAAAAAATTGTAAACATATCTTATGTTAAAGCTNATGTTTATAAAAAAACAAGTAATAAATATAAAGGTGGTGGTAGCATTACTTTTAATAAAGATAAATGCAAGGTTAAAATAGGTAAGATTGATACCCTTAAGTGCCCTACTTGGTAGTATTTATTCACCGAAATTTTGAACACAAACCTTTTCGCTAATATATACTGAAATATACTTTTTATTTGGGTCTAGTAGATTTTTTCTATGACCTCTTGACTCTATAAATGAATCAATTAATAAATCTAATATTAATTTACTAAAATCTTTATTTTGGTATTCCGTAATACTCATTTTTATAACATTCTCAGTAACTATTTTTTTTGTTTTTTCAAATCTTTGATACACTCTTTCACCATTTGGTCCAAAGTGTCCAATAGTATTGGTGCTATCTAAAAAAACGCCATGACTATCAGTTATTAAGTTCATATTATGATTATAAGTTAATTTATTTAGTGGTTCCGTATTTTTTAAAACATTAATTAGTTCTTCAGCTGTTTTAATTTTAATATTAATCACATCTATTCCACTATAACTTTTTTCAGACACCATATTATTATATTTATCCATATTACCAGTATTTGCAGATATTGCAACAACTTGAGAATTACTAATAAGTCTTATGACTTTTTTTTGTGAATAAATGTATTTATCTACTAATGGTATGTAAGATTTAGGATTCTCTCTTAAATTATTTATTTGGTTAATCATAATACTATCTAATTCAGATTGTGAAAATGAAGTAAATGATGATATAAATAATGTTATTATTAAAAAAAATTTCATATTTAATATTTTATTATGCTAATA